AGAATATTCTGACGATGAAGCTGGTGAAGGTGAAGAAGCTGGAGACGAAGAATCAATGGACGACATGAATGATGAAGATGACTACTCAGACGAGGGAGGCATGGACGACATGGAAGGTAGTGAAGAATTGAGCTACGATGACGAAGAGTCAACAGACGACTATGAAATGGACATGACAACTGCATCAGATGATGAAGTTATTGCCGTATATAAGAAATTATCTGGCAATGATGAAATTGAAGTAGTATCAGATAACGAAGTACACATTACAGACCCAGAAAGTGGAGCTGAATATCAAGTTAAACTTGGTGGTGAAGGCGAAACTGACGAAATGGGTATGGGAGAGTACGCAGAATCTTCCGAGCCTATGGCCGATGAAGAAGGTATGGAAGATACAGTTTATGAAATAGCTCTTGATGAAGAAGAGGTTTCTGAAAACGATATAACAGAAGGTGAAGAGTTTGGGAAGGACATTGGTAAAACTGCTGATGGTAATCCTAGAACTTCTACAAGTGATGTTAATATGGGTAACGATGTAGCTGCTGCTAACACAGGAGACATCGATGGCCAAACAGCTCCAGAGGACAAAGAAACTTCTGGTGATAATCTTGAAGGTGGATTTGACGACGAAGGTGAAAATGGTGAAGGTGATGCACACGCTGACCACATCATGGAAGACGAAGAAGTCAATGAAAATGAAGATGAAGTTAACGAAAACGACGAAGTAACTGAAAACGAAGAAGTGAATGAAGATGAGCTTTCTGAGGAAGATGTTGCTGAGGGTGATGAAGTTGATGAAAACTTAGGACACACAAGAGGTCAAGCTGGTAGACAAGGAGCTAAGAGAGTAGGTGCAGCGCACCACCCATCTAGAAAAGACGAGTCTACAAAATCGAAAAAAGGAACAGTTTCTGAATCATCTGAAAAATATAATGCCTTATTAGCTGAGGCTGCTAAACTTAAGAAACAAAACACTGAATTTAGAGGTGCTCTTAAGAAATTCAGACAAATGCTAGGGGAAACGGTTGTGTTTAACACAAACCTAACAAATGTAACTAGGTTGTTTACTGAACACTCTACAACTAGAGAAGAAAAGGAAACAATTATCTCAAGATTCGATGAGTCGGCAACGACAATTAAAGAATCAAAAAGGTTATATAAAACGATTGCTAATGAGTTGTCTTCTAAGAAGCCAATTTCAGAATCAATTGAAAACAAGATTTCTAAGGATGTTAATACATCACAAAGTACAAACGAAACACAATTGAACGAAAGTACTGCGTATGTTGACACATCAACACAAAGAATAAAAGATTTGATTGCTAGGGTTGAGAAGCCTAGTTTCTAATCAATATAATAAATAAATTGACTAAAAACAAATAAATTATGTCACACTTATTAACTTCTGGACAAGTAGGTAATATTGGTCTAAATCACATGAAGCAAGTGCGTTCGCAAGTGCAAGAAAAATGGGAAGGACTAGGATTCCTAGAAGGTCTTAAAGGACACGTTAAGGAGAACATCGCTCAGCTTTATGAGAACGAGGCTTCTCACTTACTAAACGAATCAACTACAGCAGACTCTTCTGGGTCATTCGAAACTGTAGTATTCCCAATCGTGAGAAGAGTATTCTCTAAATTATTGGCGAATGATATCGTATCTGTACAAGCAATGAACATGCCTATTGGTAAATTGTTCTTCTTCGTACCACAAACATCATCAAGAGTAGACGCTAACGGTAACGCTGGTGACCCATATAACGATGGGGCTCAGTACTCTGCACACACATCAATGGCTGGTGAACACCTTCCAGACTGTGTTACTGCTGGAGCTGGTTGTGCTTTAACGCAATACCAAGCGAAGAACTTGTATGATATCTTCTATAACGATGGTCTATTTGACCTTTCAAAAGGAGAAATTACAATTACAACTGGTTCTGATGTTATCGTAACCCTAGGGAAAGGCGGTACATTTACAGACCAAGCTGATGCTTCTAACTCACCATTAGCAACTGATGGTACACTTAGAAACCTTATTTTGAGAGTTTCTGGATTTACTGGAGGTGCTGGTAACGATAAAGGTAGATTAACTGGACCTGACGGTCACAACATGGACACTGAGTCATTCTTGGCTTCATTGAAAGTTGTTGAAGGTGCATCTTCTGATATCCTTGACCCAGACGGTGAAACAATCATCGCGGGTGATGCTGAAATTCCATTCAGATTGGTAACACAAAAGTACGGAAAAGGAATCGTATCTTACGATGACATCTGTGACTCTTTGGGTGACCTTTACCTTGAGTTAGACCTTTCACACCCAGCTGTGACTACTTCAACTTACGATGGTTACATCGGTGCTGTTGCATCTGCTGCAACTGCGTTTACTGAGAGTAAATTTATCGTATCTTGGGCAGAATACGCATCTTTAGAGTTAGAAACTGAACTTGGTGAAGTTTCATTTAAGCTTGACGAGGTAGTTGTTTCTGTTGAAGAAAGAAAATTGAGAGCAACATGGTCTCCAGAATTAGCGCAAGATGTTAGTGCATTCCACAACATTGATGCTGAGGCTGAATTGACAGCAATGCTTTCAGAGCAAGTAGCTGCGGAAATTGATAGGGAAATCCTTAGAGATATCAGAAAGGCTGCTGCATGGCAACTAAGATGGGATTACAACGGATGGAGAAAAGCTTCTTCTGCCGCTTCACCATATACACAGAAAGAGTGGAATCAAACGTTAATCACTAAGATTAACCAAGTTTCAGCTCAGATTCACAAGTCAACACTTAGAGGTGGTGCAAACTTTATCGTAGTATCTTCTGAAATTTCAGCGGTATTCGATGACTTAGAGTACTTCCACGTAAGTGATGCTTCACCAGAGCAAGACCAATACAACATGGGTATTGAGAGAGTAGGTTCATTATCTGGTAGATACCAAGTATTTAGAGACCCTTACGCTCCAGCTAACTCAATGATTATCGGTCACAAAGGTAAGTCGTTGTTAGACACAGGTTACATCTACGCACCATACGTGCCAATGCAACTTACACCTACAATGTACAACCCATTCAACTTCGCTCCAGTGAAGGGTATCATGACAAGATATGCTAAGAAAGTTGTTAACAACAGATTCTACGGTCATATTAAAGTTGATGGTATTCCAACATTCAACATTAACGAGTTGAGATAATCTGAATAATTAATATTCTATATATAAAAAGCCTTCGCATTGCGAGGGCTTTTTTGTTTTATATACTTGTCGTACAAGTTGTTTTATAGTATATTTGTGTTATGAGTGATAAAGATGATGAAGAAATAAAAAAACTATCTAAAGAAGTAACCGAACAAGTAATTGGATATCGTGACGTTTTCGATATTATTTCTGTTAAATTGGGTGAGACATTTCTAGATACTTCAATGAATACTGCTACTGATGATAATGGTGAACATATATGGTTTCCAAATATCACTAGGAAGGTTATATATAAATTATATGATAATGCAAATCATAACCTAATAATGTATGAATCGTTAGGTTGTAAGAAATTAGATGGTATTGCAAGAAGTAATTGGTTATTAGAATATACCTATTCATTAACTAAAGAAGCTTATTATTGGAATAAGTATCTATTTTATAGTAATCATCTTACAGATGGTACTACACTTATAGAACCAACTATGGATATGTTGGAGCAATCTAAACAAGAAAGAAAGGATTTAATCGAATTAATAAAGATAAAATAAAAAAGGCCCATATGGGCCTTTCTTTTTATAGTATATTTGAGAAGTAATGTTTAGTTACTTCAATAGACTTTTCTTTCTTTTGCTTATCATCAACATAGTTGTTCATGTATGATAAACCTTCTTCCTCAGTTTTGCACTCAAACGAAACTGTAGTAATCGTTTTCTTCTTCTTTGTGTAGTCGTATTTCTCAGTACTTTTATTAAAAGTTTTAGTAGTTACGAGTATTGGTTTAACGTTAGTTAAATGAAATGTTATTCTTTTCATGTATTATATTTTATGTGTTTACAAATTTATTAAATAATTCAATAGCTTCAATTGAACCTAAAGGTTCGAAAAATGAAACCATAGACTGTATTTCTTTTTTAGTATATTGTTTACATACCTCAATGTCACAAGAGCTACCTTCATTTGGACCATATTGCATCCAAACAAATGTATCTGAATGTAACATGACAATTTTAATTGCTGTATCATCATGTGTGTAATTAAACACTCTCTCACATTTTATAGTTGGTTTACCCATCAGTTTTTCGTATTATTATATCAATTCCTTCACCTTCAAAATAATCAGTACATCCTTGACATAGAATTTTATTACCCTTGTTAGTGAATGCTAGTGCAACGTCTGAACCAGAATCTTTAAAATTAGTACCACAAGATTTACATTCTTTTCGACCTTTAAGTTTTTTACCTCTTGGGGTCATCATAATGAAGTTTAACCCAAATTTCATTACTACTGAAATTACGTACTATATTTTTAACCTTCACAGTGGTTATCTCGTGCCACCCTTCTGGATTCAATTCGCGTTTCATATTGCAAATGTACAAAATTTTTTGGTATTATACAAGTATTTTAATTAATTAATTAATTCACCATCTTTAAACCAATATTCAGTCCCAGTAAGAAGTATAACAGCTGGCCCATCTTCACGATGGCGTTTACCATGCTGATACCAATGCATTTCTCCATTTGGATGAGTCACAGCTGGACCACATTCTCTATGGTGTTTACCATGCTTATACCATTCCATAGTTCCATTGACATGTATAATAGCTGGCTTATCTCCTTCACGATGGAGTAAACCATGCTTATACCAAGACTTAGTACCATATTCATCAATGATTGGATGGTTATCCATATTATGATTATGATACTCACCATTGATATCAAACCAATCACTATCACCATCAGCATAAGTCATTTGATATATTTTATCACCAATCATAATGCAAATATACAAAAAAAAAATGGGAAGTTTCGAAACTTCCCATTTAATATCGTGATTAATTTTATTATTTATATTTTAGTCCCACACTTTGGGCAGAACTTATTTTTTGGTTTTTGTTTTGCACCACACTCAACACAATGCTTTTTGAATTTAACATCGTTTGTTGTATTAACCTTCTGTGAGACAGGTAATAATTTATATTCAATTGTATGGAACGCTATATATTCAAAAGTTTTATCAATTGTTTGTAATTTTTGGTCAGAGTTTTGACCTTGTTCAACCCTACCTGTTTCCACCGATTTACTCTTTTTACTTCTTTTTTTGCGTATAGGAGCACTTTTAGGTGTATCAAGGTTTAAGTTGGCATTGAATGATGCTGCTTGGCCAGTAGCTACTGAACCTACATCTCCCAACATATCCATAGTAGCTTGACCACTGCTACCAATATTTGTAAGTGAATTTGGAGCATAACCACCATTATTAAAAGTGCCACCATATGTTGGATAATGATTTGGGTCCCAAGGATAACTCCTTGTAGGTTGGTTTAATTTTAAAATTGGTCTTGGTTGTTCCTCTCTATAGAATTCAACCTTAAAATCACCATTTTCTTCAATTGCTTTTTGAGCTGCCTTTGAATTTGCTACCTCATATGTGTCGAATTTAAACTTCTTTGCCACATCTAGGTAACGGTCAAGGAATACCCTCTCACCTGGTCTTAATACTAAACCACCTTGTGCTATTGGATTGTTATTTAATGATATCTTTGCTAAGATAGTATCCGTTGTTGAATTGAATAATTCAATTTGGAATTCTTGACCTTTCTGTAGATAGAAGGTCGGTATATCGCTTTTTTTGTTGTACATCTTTAACCTACTCTTGTTCACTGCGATATTTGCGGTAGGCATAGATTCCGCTATTTGTTTCATAATTTAATTTTTAATAAGCGTTGTTATTAATGTACTAATCTTTTCACTTCCTAAAAAGTTCTAAAGCCGAATTAACGACTCAAGACTAATACGGTTTATCAATCACGATTTGTCTAATATAATAAAAGGGGCTTTAAATGTCAACCCCATTTTAAAAGTTTTTTAATTATTGGCTAATTCTTGATTCAGATTGACTAACAATATTGAAGCTTAAAGCCTCTGATAATGTAGTAACCTCGTTATGTGATTTAACCTTAACATCTATGTAATATTTATTTGGAATCAGACTTGCTGTATCAATATAGAAATAATTACTATTGAAAGCTCTATTAACATCTTGGAAGTCGATTACTGTAAATTGGTTTTGACCCTCTTTAACGTATAATCTATATTCTAAGTTATCAATAATTTCTGATTGGTTGATTGTATATGGTATTTTAGCAGTTACATTAACTCTCCTAACATCACCACGTTTGATACTTTCATCTTGTTTAATACCAGTAACTTTAAAACCATACTTTTTAGGTAACTCATCATTATTACCAATGTTGTAATAACCAGAAGGGTCTTTAATAATGAAATCAAGCTCCACATCTGGACGTTTAACACCATTAATGCATATATTTGACCAAGTATCTGTAAAGTCTGTACAATCGCCCTCTGGATACGCTGAGGATGGGATAAATACATCAGCTGAGTATACACCCTTAGAAACACAAGTTACGTTGCTTACAACGCTCCCTGTAAGCGTAGTGCCACTACAATTAAGTGTATCTGAGCTATATGTTGTAATAACATCTCCAAATGCATCTGTAATTGTAAGTTCTGGTAAATTATCAAGTGATGTTGGTTCACCACCAATATTTGAATATAAATAAAGTTTATTTACTTTATCCATGTAAAAGTTAGCTCTATCGTCTCTAATTGGATTATCATATACCGATTCTAAGAATGGTTCATAGAACGTTTGTGTATGTCTCGTAAAGAAGCCAACATATTGTAAATCATCTGTAGCCAAAGCTTCTAAATTTGAAGGGAAACCAATACCAAAACCATAGTTGGTATCACCAGTTATAATACCGTTAACTATCTCAGTAACATCCATTTCTAGATTTTCATTACCTTCTTCAAAGTGTTGTGATGTAATTGTTACCGCAGAACTAGACCCACTATAAGTACCATATTCAGACCATGGGATATTAGTTTGAGCATCGGCCCAATTAGATGGACATGTAGCTATTGAAGCTGAACTAGGACTTAGAAACGCACAACTACCGAAGTCATAACCATTACCTTCATCCCAATCTTGATTTATTTGAAATAATATTAAATCAAAAGAACATGCTCTATCTTTACCACCACAAGTTGATTTACCAAGTAAATCAGTATCAAATGAACCAGTGTTGGTCATTTTAATTTTATGTGTTAATTTAGATAAATCACATAATGTGTGATTAGCATATAGTTCTCTAAGCCTATTTTCATCGAAATGAAATAGGAATCTACTATAAGTTTCATCACCTACAGAACCACCATAAAATAGCTCTGCCACTGGGTTTTTACCAGTATTTGTTAAATCATTATATATGATTGTATTGTTTCTATCGAAGAATGTACGTATTACCATATCCCTTTTTATTATAAATATCGGGAAATCTTAATTAATACGTATGTTTTTAGATAGTATTCTATTAATATCAAATTCTAAGTATTTATCGATATCTTCTGAACCAGCAAGGTCTTGTGGTTTTTTACCATGATATGGGTGTACATGGTTTATAAAGGCTTGTCTTTGCAATTTAAGATACTCAACAAGTAGGTCACCAAACGCTAATGGGTGTGCCTTATCTAGTATTTTTAGAATTTCATCCTCTGTAATTAAATCAGTTTGGTCATTCAGTCTAAATCTAGGTTGACCATCCTCATGTGTTAATAAGTTAATTTTAGATGCAACAACATTAGCTACAGTACCTTTAACTTCATTATCATTATTTTCTTCAATGGTCACATCATGTTTTAATTGGATATAGGCTGGATTCTTCTTGTTGAATTTTTTTACAACATCTTTTTTTGTTGTTGTTTCAAACTTACCAGCTCTAATAACTACTTCATTCTTTCTAAGTATTACATCAGAATTCTGTCTACCTTGTAACGCTACATCTTCCTTTTTTGGGTGAACACCTAAATTTTCTGGGATTGTACTTGGAGCATCTTTTGGTGCTACAAATCCAGAACCCATCATTGCTCTTGAGGTATAGAAATGTTTGTCGTAATATAAGTTTTGTGGTTGGGAGATGATAGGTCCAATATAAACTCTATCAGCATATGGATTACTAGTATCTGGTATAAATACCATTACTGTTTCACCGACCTTTGGTGTAACATGGAAAAACTTTTGTAATAAAGGGAATGCACTTGGTAGTTCAGTCGCGTTTACGATATGGTCATCAAGACCTTTAATTCTGGCCCTAATTGTACCACCATCAAACTCATCGATTGTACTATCAACCTTACCAAAATAGAACGTATTATTGTGATTGTCCTTTTGGTTGTACATACTACGTTGCCCAAATGCAAATTTATTACTCATTACCTATTACCTTTAGTTCTTTCTATTAATGTTGATTCAACTTTTTTGAATTCAGTTTCAACAATTTCTAAATTATCTAATTCTTTTAGAATTCTATTTTTAATAGCCACATGTTCAGCATTTAATGCTAATTTAGCAGCCTCCAATTCCATATTACTTTTGTCTTTATAATTAGCCATAATTATTTAATTATTCCATCTCCACTAGCAATGGCAGTTGTTGCACCTTGTGATATAACTGGGGCACCGTAGTTACCCACTCCTGTTGCGGTTACTTGTACACCTGGTGGTATTGTTATTTCTACTTTAGCCTCAGTTAGAATTGCGGATACAATTTCTTGTATTCTAATTATTTCCATTGCTTCGGAAATATTATTATCTTCTGAAAATATATCACCCTGTGGGGCACCAGCTTCTGATTGTCTTGAAATAATCCTAGAAGCTATCTGACGTGCAGATAAACCAGGTCTTAATTTAGCACCAATCATCATTAATGGTGGTGGTGTTTGTGTTACTGGTTTCTGTTGCACTTTAAATGCTGCATTAAGCGTTGCTAAAACGCTTGACATTGAACTTAAACTATTAGCCATCGCAATCTCCTGTATTACATCCGAATCCTGTTACTTTTTGACCAGATACTAAACCAGCAAACAACGGACTTTGTATTGCTGAGCCACCTAATCCAAGTATTATTCTTAACACATCTGGTGGGACACCCACAAGACTTGCTAGTTGTGCTGATTGATTTTTAGCGTATTCAGTTGCTAATTTAATAGCTACACATTTAACAATCTCTTTTATCTCTTTTAAAACTACTTCTAATAAAATTTTAACAATTGCATCTCTTATTGAATTTAGAATCGATTGTAATAAACCTTTATTCCTCTTCATCCAATCTAATGGGTCATCTAATGGAACTCCATGAATTATATAATGATTAACTGCAAATATTGTCATAACCTTTGGGCCTAAGATAATATTACCTAATTTAACCATAAGTTTTTTTATAGCACTATTAACAAAATCTAATTCAGCTGTGACCTTATTTTTAGAACTAACTTCTCCTGATGATTCAGCAGCGATATTTTCTAAGGCTTGGGATACAGCTTGGGATTTATCAGCTTGTGTTGTTGCTGTTTTAATTGATTGTGTTGCAGCTGTTAAAATCTGTGGAGCAATTGAACTTTCAACATTACCACAATTCTTTAAGACCCTAATACCATTACTTCTAGTAGTGATGGCTTCCTCTTGTCGTCTTATCGATTCATTATCAAAATCGAAGAAAGTATCATCTACTATAATATCTTCATCAACACTAAGAATACACTCAATAATTTCTTCAACCTCAACTTCTTTCTTAATTTGTTCTTTAGTTTTATTAACTTCGAAACTAACAGAACCAAAAAGGGAATCGATTACACCATTAAGTGTAATTTCAGAACTAAATAAGCTAATACTATCTATATAGTCATTATTTAAATCGGTTAATTTCTTACCATTAACTGGGTCACTATAATATTCACTGGCTCTAATATTTAAAATATTATTAGGTGGGCCAGATGAGTTAAATTCAATTGATAAGATATCGTTAGGTGGTCCAAATACTTGTGAACCCCATTCTGTTTGGGTTCCATCTAATTGTACTGTTTGAAAAAGATATGTATTAAAATCTGTACTACTCAGTCCACCACTTGGGTCATCATAAGTTAGTAATCCAGCAGAGCTAGATGGGTCAATAAGCATTACACCCATATAATCTACCTTCCTTAAATCTAAATCAATTCCAGTTGCTAATGGGTTAATGTTTTGGTGTTTGAAGAAGTCTGGAATTGATGGGTTAATACCACAACTCACTAATTTTTTAAGTTCTCTTTTTAGAACTTTTTTTACTTCTTCTTCAATTTTTGGTAATTCAAATGTGAAAACATCACCAGTGATTTTAACTAGTTGTTCGTAACCAACGGTAACCTTTACCAAATCTAATAAAAAATCTAAACTATTAGTACCATTACATACAGACCCAAAAGAGTCGGTCAAGTCGAGATTAGGAAAACCCTCACAGGAAGTCCTAAACGCAGCTATTTGCCCGAATATCTGTCTTTTGCCGTCTATTGTTGACATAATTATTTAGTTTCTCCATTGTCTTTATTATTACCTTTAACTAGGTCTCTAATTTGTTTAAAGTCTTCAAGTGAAGGAGCTCCACTTGCTGTTCTAGACTGATTTGCCTCATCAAGATTACCATTATGTTTAATCACATCACTTTGTAATTTAGCCACTTCAAGTTTAATCTTGATGTTATCAGTTTTTATTTTTTGAGCATTGGTTTTCTCCTTTGCTATCTTACTACTATCATCCGCATCTTCTGGAACAATACCATTTGATAATTCATTGATAGTATTCTGAGCTTGACTAATTTGTGTGCAAGCATCATTATAAACCTCTTGCATTAATCCTTCAAGGCTTTCAGTATCATTAACTTTAATTTGTTGTTTCTTTCTTCTAGGCATAGCGTTCTATTTAATTATAAATATTTAGAATAAAGGTTTTCTACAAATATCCTTCATCTATTCTACCCCCTTTAATCAAAGCGTACAATTTTTTGTACCTACGCATAGATACTCTAATGTCCTTTGTGGTCAAATTAGTGTAGTCTCTGATTGTTGCCAATACAGTATTCTTATTATATTTAGAACCGCCCTCCATATTTTCAAAGATAGTCTCCCAATTGTCGAGTATATCAACAAGGGCTTCTCCGACTCTCCTTTCATTCTCCGTTAGTTTCTTTTTAGAATCGTCACCATCTGAATCTAATTCCTCTTTAATCTCATCTGAGATATCTTGTATGAAATTAGCCATTTCGTAATCGGTGTCCGCTAAGTCATAAACTAAATCCTCTCTACCTTCTATCGAACCGAATGTGTCTTCGAAGGATAGCTTTCTTTTCATCGCTTTGTCGTCCTTAATCAATAATGCAAGAATATAATTCTTACATATTGTTCCGTAGTACGAATATGCCTTTTTACCTGTGGTTGGGTCAAATTTATGCGCTTTGGTGATAAGAAAAGAGAGAGTGTCGCTATGTAAGTTTTCGAAGCTTTCACCCTTTCTATAAAGTTTGTATCTCCTAATGATTGATTCAATCATCTTATTTAGCGGGTCTCTCAAGAATTTATTATAAATCCTATTCCTTTCTATATCATCATCACATTCTAAGAATTTAACAACGGCTTCTTCTTGTGCGGGACCAAAGTATAAATCATTTTTCCTTTTACGTCCTCTTTTTTTAGCCATTTTAAGATTCTTTATTGTATGTTATTTTTCTGTCTTCCGTATGGAAATACTCTTGTTTAGCCAATGACATCCACCACCTTGCTTCGTCTGGTTTTAAAGTATTTCTATAATCATGGAATAGACCACCTTCTCTAAGGTTAACATGTTTGTAACCAAATCTTGGTACTACCATAATTCTTGTTGAGAAGTGAGTCAATCTTAGTAAGAATTCATAAATAAATGTCAATTCCATACTAGGTTTTAATCCACCTAACTCTTCATAGGTTTCTTTTTTCACAACCATTCCATCAAGGTTGAAGTTGTTATATGCTAGTAATGCAGTGTTATCTAATACACCCATTTCCTCTGAGAAATCCTGTGCCCATACAGCCTCATTTGTAAGTCCAATAAACGCACCATTCTCATCAACATCAACAATCATAGGTAAATACATATCTATGTCATCGTAACAATCTTTATATTCAACAACATTCTTAATCCAAATCTTAGAAAATTCGTCATCATATTCTAATAATCCAAACCATGTTGTTTTAATTTTTGACACACCAAAATTCATTTGGGATGCAAAGTCTGTTTCACCATCGTTTTCAACAATAGTTACTATATCTTTAATTTCACCATAATCAAAATCTTTCAACCAATTAAGTGTTTCTGATTTTGCTGGTGCGACAATCATTAATGCATCTGGTCTAACAAATTGTTCTGAGACACTTTTGACTGCATTAGCAAATGATTTTCCAGTTTCCTCAGTAATGTTGTGTACTGGGATAATTACCGTGATATCTGTTTTATTTTCCTTTTTCTTAGCCATTGTTTTCTGTATTAGCTTTTTCTTGTGATTCTTTTAGAGCTAAAAACTCATCCTTTCTGCTATTAACCATATTAGCATAAATTGATTCAATTACTTTAGCTTGAGCTTCTGGTGTATATTGTCCAGTTGATGCTTTCATACCTTCAAGTAAATCTTCTGGTACTGAATCTTCAAACCATACTTTCATATAGGTTGCAATTAATTCTGGAATGTTAAGGATGTTATTAGTCCAAACACCGTTATTCTTAACAATAACCTCATTACCCTCAGATTTTTCTTCCATCCACTCTGGGATTAAGTTAGGGATTTTACCAATAACTGGTGTATCACATTCCATAGCTTCTAATGGGAATGTACCAAACCCAGCGACATCATCAACCCAAATAGCGAGGCAAGATTTACCTAATTCCTCAGCAAATGATTTCCTTGGCATACCTCTAAGTTCCTTAAATGTAACGAACTTATAAGTTGGATACTGTAGATAAAATGATTTAGCGATTTTAGCCGCATCACCTTGGTTTCTACAAAGTATGTTAATTACTGGTTGTTTCATCCTTTTAGTTGGCTTAAAGTACTCTGGAATCGAAACTGGTACAACGTGTGTTTTAACGGTTGGGAATAAATTCTTCAAGTAATTAGCTTGTTTATCTGATGTTGTAATTACATCATTAAAACCATAATCGGACCATCTTTTACCTGGGTTTAAGATATCCAATACGTAATGATAGTTTTGTGAAAATACAATCTTCTTACATGGGAACCCCTTTATTTGGTCCATAAGTTGTGCAAATATCTCTGGGATAATTACAAAGTCTGTATTACTTATTACTAAATCTTGTGATTTAATTGATATATGGGGTAATTCCATATATTCTTGACCTAACCATTCACCAACACCATGATAGGTATCATCCTCAGTTAAAATATTGGCATTGTAGCCTAATTCTCTTAACGCTTTTACGTGTTCGTAAATATTAGCAACTCCAGCAGTTGGGTTACCTTTAGTATCCAAAACAAAGAAATAAAGTCCGAAGTCCTTATTCTCTAAATTTTTGATAGCTTTTTCAATTTTCTTTAATTGTTCTTCCATTTTAAAACAAATTCTATTTTATATTATTCGCTGTCTATAGCTTTTATTATTCCCCACTTACGTAGTGTATTGAATGCCATTTTATAACTTAGGGATTTATCAGAAAAGGCTCTCTCTTCACCTAATGTGTCATCCATTGGTTCCATATCACCCAATACTATTTGTAACATGAAATTTATAAGTTCAAATTTAGCACCATCTACTTCTTTACCTTTATGATAAATCCTAGTAGTTTTTTCACTTCCAGTTTTTTGACCTGTATTGTCGAAAAATTCTTTAATTTCAACATCTTTAACTTCTTGTGCTTGTAAATCTTCATCACCTGTTAACCATTCATCAACAGCTTCTAAATCCACAAAATAATTCATTCCTCCAAATGATATCATATTATTTAATTTCTTCGTAATTTGTTATTTTATCATTCATAACCCTTTCTCTAAAATCTTCGTCTTCCATAAACTCAGTTAAGTTATCAATCTCATAATCACCTTTAGATGACGAATTGTATGATGCATTAACCTTAACAGATATTTTACCATCTGGTTTATTTTTAAGTACTTCTGGAGTTGCAGTTACTAATACATCTACCTCGTCCCACATATCTTCATAATTTTGAACGAATTTGATGTTTGTCGCTTTACATAATACTTTTGATAAAAAGAAATACGTTGATGGGATACTTTTCATAGCCTCTCGACTAATTAATATAATCTCATGTTCTTCTTCATCCGCTATATCCATTAAGAATATATTGAATTGTGACATTATGTTGTCGTGTAGTTGGTCTGCGTGACCAAAAATTTCTAGGGCAGCCTCATCATATATAAATGAATTAAATTCATCAATATTTTTAAACTTAAAATGTTCAATAAGATTACTACTAGTTACCTCATCTTCTTTAATTGAGAAGTCTGAGTCAATATACTTTGTATAAGTGTAAGCTAATTGCCCTACAAAGTCTCTTAAAACTTCATTTAATGTAATACCAATTTTCATAGTGCATATATACTTTAAAACCTTGTTAAAGTAAATGCTACCATTTGAAATTTTTCTTAAACCAATTAGAAATTCTTTCAGATGGTGAAACATATTCAGGGTAATATGGTTCAATTTTGGATTCTTTATCTTTAGAACTTTTTTTACCAACTTCGTTAACCATCCTTGGTTCCACTCTAATTACTTTGGAAGCATCTACTCCGTTAAACTTAGTATCGTTTTTATAATTGTCAAGTATTTTAGTAATTAATGGGTTTCTAACTATGTGTTTTGATTCAAATGAGATAAAACCGATTTCTTCAACATCCTTATGTCTTTCAATTGCATCGTACAATCCAGATTGTTTAATATCTCTATACCTATCAGATTGGTCTAAGTCACCAGATATAATAAACTTTGTATTCTCACCAATTCTAGTTAGTAGTGTTTTCATTTGATTTGTAGACATGTTCTGAGCCTCTTCCATAAGAAGTATAGTATTATCAATAGATTTACCTCTAATGAAGCCTAATGGTTGTATCTGAATGATTTCAGACTCTTCAAGCTCCAATCTTTTCTTCTTTCCGATAATCTTATCAAAGATATCAAGAGTGGAAGCTAAGAATGGGTCCATTTTTTCTCTCAAGTTACCTGGTAAATACCCAAGATTCTCACCCACTTCCTCAGCTGGAGTAGAAATAATAATGGTTTTATAAGGGCTTGTTTTGTTTTGGAGTAATTCGATAGCTCTAGCAACCGATACATAAGACTTACCAACCCCAGCTGGGCCAGATGCGATTATTATCTCCTTCTCAGTGATAACTTTAGCGAAGTCTTTTTGGATGTGATTTTTACATTTAAGTCTATATCTCGTTGGGAGTATTTCACTTATTGTTTCTTGCGGTTTTTTAACTTCTTTTTGTTTTTTTGCCATATTACAATTGTTCCTATTTATAAATACTTACCTAAGTGGTAAATGTCCAGTTATCTTATCAATTTGCTTTGATAATGCTGGCCCGATAGCAACGGCTGTCAAGGTTGGCTCATTAAACTCTGTACGACCAGCATCTTTAATGATGTGAGATTCAAGTTTGGCGTTCTTTGCTTGTTGGAATATATCTAACAATTCCTTTTCTGAGTTAACAGAAACACATATTTTTGTTTGGCCCGAATCCAACCACTCTAAAAATAATGGATTTAATAAGGTAGGTGGGTTAATATTCTGTTTAATTAAAAATGCCATAGATGCGTGTGAGCCTTGGGCTATTTCTTTACCTCGCCTCATCTTCAAATCCTTACGAATTACTATTACTTGTTTTACCTTACTCATTTTCTATTATTTTTCCATTGTACTTATCTTTATATTCATCTACGAAGCTTAGTCCTAGACCGATTTCAACTAATTCATAATCGTGTGGTATTGGTGGTTTCCTTTTATTACTATCAATAATATCACCCACATACATTCTATGGAAAACTTGAAGATAATGTTTTCTACCTTTTGGTTTTTTATATACAACTACTATTGGTGGCCTTCCCATTATTTTGCTTCTTTTCTATCATAACGACCATCCAAATCAAGCTCTTTAAATTTATCTACAATATCTAAACCATTAGTTGTAATTGTAGATTTGAACTTGATAACATAATGACCATCATATTCAATTATTTTATCGAATTTATCAATTGTAAATTCATACAAACGAAAATCTTTTGCCCCCATTGTTTTATCTGTGATGAAATTAACACCTTTAATATCTAACATATCAGACATCCTAGGATTTTTAATAGCTTTTTTTATTTCGGAAATTAATAACCTAGTTTTTCTATCATACTCATCTGGATACATGGACACATAAAATTCTAATAACCTTTGGTCCTCACCCATATCTCTAACTATTAATTTTTTAGTATATTTTTCAATTTCGAATTTTGGTTTGAATTCGCGAGTTATGGATATTGGCCTTTCTGTTTTACCGTTGGATAGTAATTCATCGAATGAAACCTCAGCAATAGTTTTAGTTTTATCACCATCTTTATCTTCATTTTCTTCACCTTCCCTTTCCTCGATGGCTTCAATATTTACACCATCAGATGTTCCAACCATTATTTCAGAATTGTTAACAATCATTAATACATCATATTCATCAGCATTATCAACTTTAACATTTTTAAGTGGGGTTACTTTTGATTCAGTTATTGTAACTATAGGCATACCATCATCATCATACCCACTAATTTTAGCGGATACACCATCAGTAGCTTTTAGGACCTTATACATTCTCCATCTAAGCTCTTTAACTTCTTGTGTGATTTCACCTTTCTGTAATGAATCAGAAAGTCTACCTTGATTAACGTCTTGAACGTGACTAATACCCCCATCAAAAGAGGTACCTCTTTGTGTTAATGTACTTTCTTCAACTTTAGCTGTTGCCAAAGCAATATATGACATTCTTTTTTTAAACCAATTAATAATTCCCATAAATTAATAATAGTATTATTTTGTGAATATATCAATAGTTAGTAGTAATAAATTTATCCTTTTAGCACGTCTTTAACATCGTTCCAAAATTTGATTTCATAATACATCACATTGTCTTCGTGTTCTATTGCACCAATAATTTCATTTACTACATCAATAACAAGTTCACCAAATTTTCTTTTTAATTCAGTAGCTTTTTCTTTTACATCCGTTACTTCGTTTTCACTAAATGAACCATCATCATTTAATTTAAAACTGTGAATTATGTTTGTCATTTTCTTTAATTTTTATTTTTAATTATGAAACTATTTTTTTTATTAGATTTTTCAAGTTTTATCTCCTTGACCTTAGATTGACGTTGAACTTTTTTTTTTGCTTCGTTTTTTGAATCTCTTTGTTAACCTTTTTATTCTTATTCTTTGGTTTAGGTTTGTGTTTTTTTGACTCTTGCTGTTTTATAAGGTTTTGATGTTCCTCACTGAATAATCCAGATGTATGGTCTTTAGTCGATTTTTTTGGTTTAGGTTTAACTTTCTTTTTAGAATTATTACCTCTTACTCTTTTTTTTTTATTTTTGTTTTTGTATCTTTTGTATTCAATCATACGTTTTCTAGCCGCTTCCTTATCGAGCTTTTTTCTATTTTTTAAACTAGTAGGTTTAGAGTTTTTAATATGTTCTACTTCCCTATTTAATACTTGTTGTTTAACATTCTTTTTAGTGGTTAGATTAAATTTACTTTTTCCTCTTTTTTGAGGTCTAGTTAATTGTTTTCGATATATTTTATCTTTTGGGTAATCATCAATAAAACTAAAGACATCAATCGGATTAGTTTTTCTTTGTTCTGGATGCATTACAGATAATGTGTGACCTAGATGTTTAACTAAAGAATGTTTAGGCATATAAACATCAATTTCAAGCACTTCTAACCTAGCTGTGAATATTCTCCATAATCCAGAACTTTCCAGAGTATTGTTTTTATTTGGATTTGGTAATGTATAATTAACAAGGTCAAAATATTCTTTCTTAATTGCAAAAGCACCATCGACCCAATCAACACAACCCCAATTGGTGTATATTTCTTTTTTAAATAAAAATAGATTTAATGCTTTTAGGTTGTGCTCATGGAATGATGCATCTAAATACTTAATAAAGTTTTCTGACAACTGTAAATCATCAGCTAAAAATACAGAAACATCATAATTGATTTGCTCACTTTCTTTTAATAATTTACTAATTGTAATATTGAAGTTTTTAATTCCTTGGTTCTTACTATTCCTAATGTGTTTAACATTATTAAAATCAAAAGATAGGTTATTGTACCTATGGTCTGTTGAATGGTCATCAACTACAACGATTTTATAGGTTTTACCCTCACATTGTTCTTCAATTTGTTTAAGAAGTTTAGTCAACATACCATACCTTTGATACGATGGTATCAAAAATAAATAATCTAATATGTTAGTATTTGAGGTCACTTTTATTATAAATATCTTCAATTAATGAAATAACATTCAAACTTTCAGATAAATCAAATTTTTCTAGATTAGCATATAGTGTCGGGTGGTTAGGACAAGAGCCTAGATATGAACCATATGAGTTAGGTTCTGTAGCCCAAGGATTGTCATTACATATCTTATCAAACTTCTTTTGAGCACCAGAGCTTAAGAAATTACCAGCCTCAATTATATTTAATGCTTTACCACCGATTTTGATATAACCATTGGAGCCGAGTAGGGATATTGAACTTTCTAAATTCCTAGGTTCAGATGCTATGGTACATTCAACTGTTCCACCAAAATCACCATAATCTAAAATAGAATATACAGTATCTTCAATAACACCACCCTTATGTTTGGTAATGTAGGTTTTAGTGTCCACAACCTCATTGGGTAGTCCGATTAATTGTTGTAAAATATCTAAGTAGTGAATACCCACTTCATATAATATACCACCACCGATTGCTGGTTCACCCCTCCATCCAGAAAAATACTCCAGAGGTCTTTGCCACCTTTGTGTGAAACTAAATCCTCTAATATCACCTAATAGATTTTCTTCTAGAATTTCTTTAACAACTTTAACAGTCGCATTCAACCTTACTTGTAAAACACAATAAGCTTTTTGGTTGTTATCATCAGCAACTTTTTGTATTTCAATTAAATCATCTTTTTTAAATGACACTGGTTTTTCAATCAAAACATCACACCCGTTTCTAAGTACTATCTTTGCGTGGTCTTTATGTAAATCGTTTGGAGTTGCTACAACTAAAAAATTAATATCATCTCTTAACACCATTTCAATATGTTCTGTGTAGTAATCTACACCTAACCTATCTCCGAGGCTTTCTACTAAACCTTCATTAATATCACATATTGCAACTAATTCAAAATCATCATTAGCTTCAATACCTTCTAGATGCCTATTGAAAATAGCACCACAACCAATTATACCAACTTTATATTTACTCATATCTTTAATTTAAATCATATATTATATACCATAACTCATGAAGTTATCTGGTAAACTTTTTTTGAATGTAGTTAATAATTCTTTGGAGTAAATATCCTTATCTCTAATTTTACCTTCTAATTTGCCTTTCTTACCTTTCCAACCAATAATTTTATCTATGTTTTCGAACTTATCATTTTTCATATCTAAGTCAAAATGTTCTTGAATTCTAGACATAGTATCTTCAAAATTATTTATTAAGTCTTCATAACGGACAATAAATACACCATTGTCTTGATATGATTTAACATGAGTATACCAGTTCTTAATTTTAGCTTCTGTACACCAATCTTTAAATTTAGCTTGAACACCTTTCAAATTATATAGTGATAGTAGTGTATCCCTTGGGTCTCTAACTATGTATATACCATTTTTAATTGATAGGTTACATTTAGCATGGGTTCCGAACAACTTACCATAAGGATGGTTCCAAGTTACCTTATTACCCTTAAATACTGGGCTTTCATTAACTTCATCAATATTGATAAAATTATCATAATCATTTATTGTTGTAGTAATTCTATTCGATATATCACCAAATTCGAAATTCTTCTCTAATAATGCTATTAGAAAGTTCGTACCACTTCTCTTATGTGAATAAACCCTAACCATCAATCCCTATATTTTTGTACTTTAAATGGGTTACCATATCCCACTGCATTATCTGGGACATCCTTTGTTACAACTGAACCAGCACCAACCAAACAATTATTACCAATTATATTACCACAAACAATAACTGAGTTAGCACCAATACAAGCCCCATCTTTAAATGTAGTCTCCCTAAACCTATCTTCACTTTCTTTCCAATCCCCATCCATTTTAGGTTTGAAATCATTTGTGGTTACCGTGTTGGGTCCTAAGAATACATTATCTTCTAATATGACACCCTCATACACTAGAGAATGATTTTGAATTTTACAATTATCACCAATAATAACATTGGGTCCGATATGTACACCTTCACCAATCACACAATTAGAACCAACTTTTGCATTACTACTAATATGACTAAAAGCCCAAACCTTTGTACCTTCACCAATCTCAACATTATCGTCAATTATTGCTGTTTCGTGTTTAAAATAATTTTCCTCCATTTTTACTAATTTTAGCGGGACTACCCAAAAATGTTTGGTTAATACCTTCAAAGTTTTTATTTACAAAACTGTTTGCCCCTATGGTTGACCCGTTTGGAACAATAACACCTTCCTTTATTGTTGACATAACACCCATTGTCACACCATCACCTACTTTACAAGAACCACATAAAGTACATTTTACAGTTAGCAAACAGTTATCACCTATAACAACATTATGACCGATGTTTGTATAAGAACCTATCTTAGTACCATCACCAATAACAGTGTTATCTAATGCCGCTCTCTTGATATCACAATGGGTTCCAATTTCTACATTGTTACCGATTATAACACCACCAATTTGAGGGAATCTAAATAATGTTCCATCCTCTAATTTTTCAAAACCTAAACCTCTAGTTCCAATAACTGTGTTCTCAGATATAACAACATTATCACCAATTACAGTTCCATCATGTATTGTTACATTATTTTTAATGGTAACGTTTTTACCGATTTTAACTCGATTCCCAACATATACATTACTACCAATAGAACTACTATATTTTTTATCGTGTAAAAATGTTCTATCAATTGTTAAATGACTATATAAATCAGTTAATATTTCTGAAAATACTAATCTAGCGGGTTTATCAGTTATTATTAATGATACA